AGCCACTGCTTCCGCTTGAGCCTGAAGTACCGTTAGTTCCACTTGTTCCGCTGGAGCCTGAAGTTCCATTGGTGCCTGACGTTCCACTCGAACCACTGCTTCCGAAAAAATTACCATCTACACCGCTAGTACCAGAAGTTCCATTCGTTCCAGATATTCCAGATGTGCCATTTAAACCGCTTGTCCCCGAACTTCCTGCTAAACCAATAGACCCAGAGGATCCCGTTGCGCCAATTGCGCCACTAGTTCCACTGGTCCCACTTGTCCCAGATATTCCTGAAGTTCCATTTATTCCTGAAGTTCCATTCGTTCCGCTAGTTCCAGAACTACCGCTAGTCCCGCTACTTCCGCTAGTCCCACTGCTTCCTAAAAAATTTCCATCTACACCGCTAGTACCACTTGTACCACTTGTACCACTTACGCCATTAGTGCCCGTTATCCCTGATGTGCCTGAAATACCAGAAGAACCAGAAGAACCGCTTGCTCCAGAAGAGCCACTACTACCAGACGAACCGCTCGTTCCATGAATGGTTATAGGTAGAGGAGTCTTCGTTGCCAGATTATTTTGCAGCAAAACTACATTTAATGCCCGTAAATATTCATTATGCTCTTCTGGTGAGAAATGCATATTAAGTACAACCAGTTGCATCTCCACAAGGAGAAGACCAGCTTAATTTAAAAGATAAAGTTAAGATATTATTGCTGTCTAAGTTTAAATAATCTCCAGTGTTATATAACCATCCAGTTTTCATTATTGGACTCTCTAGTGTTCCTTGGTTATAAACATATTTTTGGGGTCTTAATTCTCCCGAGCTTGTTCCTAAAAGAGAGTCTACATAAGGGACTATTTCTTTACCATCTGGTGGAACTTCTGGATATTCTGGATCTTCAGGTTTTTGATATCCTAAAACCATAGATTTCCATTGGTAATCAATAAGATTCGGGGTTGATTGTCCGATCCAGCTGAAAGTCCTAAACAAGTGCCTTTGTCTTCCGGTTTCTTCAGGAGAAACAGAGGGATAAGATATTACTGAGGTTGTGTTTTTATGTATGCCGGTTTGCGCAATTGAATTAGTGATTGTTATATCCCCAGTTGATGGGGCTTTAAAGTTTTTCCATCTTATATTTTTTTCAATAGATCCATTTACAACGGGAGCGTTATAAAGGTACTGATGAACTCCAGAACTTAACAAATAACTTGAATTTGAGCCTCCTTCTCCGCTTGGAGTAACCAAAAACTGAGCTTCGTCTTCGGAAAAGTAGCAGAATAAATTATTGGCAGGACAAGAAGGCTCCATACCCATTCCTAAATAGTCGACTTCTTTAACTTTCCCAATATCCTCAGAAGGTATCGCTGCCATCCCTTCTACTGGCAGTAGCACCTTTAAAGCTGGCTGCATTAAAGAATATATACCGCTAAAATAACCAAAAGACTTATAAGAGTCAGTAAGCGTATTAGAATCTCCAGTATTGATCACGTTTAAAAAGTTTTTTATTCCTGTATCGTGGTTAATATTTAATCTATAAGTAACCGCAAGAAAATCTCCAGTTTTCAATTCAATGTGACCTGTAGCTCTAGAAAAAGCTCTGGAATAGTAACCGGTATTGCTAGGAGATACCATGAATTCTTTCACAGTGTAATTTCCAGACACTCCACTATTGAGAGAAGGCACTAACCACGTTTTGTAGAAATTAAGTCCGGAATGATGCACTTGAGTCCCCACTCCATTTTTTAAAAAGCCAGTGAAATATTGAAAATCTTTTATAGGGGCTCCAAGACCAGTGGTATATAAACTATTGGCAATACTAGTCGACCCCAAACTTAAGTATTCTAAGTTATGAGCGAAGCCTGTAAAGTGAATGAATCTAAGACCATCAGAAGTAATGAAGTTGGAGAAATAATCTGACTCTTCCTTTATGTTTTTCTGTGAATCAAAGACTGTATATTTATATTCGCCATTTAATTTAAAATTACTCATATTAAGTCGCCTCCGAGCAACCACCCTCTGCTCCAGCGCATGGCGCGGACCACGACATATTTATGTCGATTTCTAAAGTATTCTTATCGCTTAATCCTGGGTAAGTACCGCCATGAGTTTGAGACAAAACGTCGCCAGTATAACCTAAATAATAATTATTCGGTTTTAGTCTTCCCATCTCCTTATGCATGTAAGTAGCGCTCGGAATAGAAAAGTCGGTGTATCTAACCAATCCGGTTATCTCTGAAGTTCCACGCCAAAAGGCAGGGTTATTTCCGTCTGGATTATGAAGATAAGTTAAATATAGATCTTCCCCAAGAGTGCCCTTTCCGGAGAACAACACTTTAAATTCGCTATTAGGCAAACTAAGGCCAGAACCCCTAGAAACTATCGATGATAAAAAGTTTCCATTATCAAAAAATCCCGTTACCCTATTGACTCCTGTTACTAGATCTGTTTCTTCGCCAGTATTATATATAAACTGAGAGGATGTGTCAATTTTCACATCAACCCCAGTAAAGAATGAATTGCCAGAGTAAATTGATCCAGAAAAATAATCTAATGTATATCCTTTAAGAGATTCCACAAGACTAATTTCATTAAGATTCGTTTCGGAGCCGGTTATATAGTCTTTTGTAATATAAAATCCAGAGTAAGTACTACTGTCTGCTACCGCAAGAGTATTTGATCCACTAAGAGGATTAAGATAGGCAGTGAGCCCATTTAATCCGCTGAATTTAAAGTCAGCTATTAATTGAGTGGTTGTGGTAAAATTGTAAACCCCCGTACTTATACTTCCAAAACCGCCCCTGTAGAAATATAAATCTGGGAATTTAACTGACAACAAGTTGTTTTCGATTAGTGATGTTTGAACATAGAGCTTACCAGTTGTTGATGGCTCATTTAAATCAGTAAGTTTATGAGCTACTAGTCCTAAATCATAATTGCCATTAAGATAGTCTTGCGTCGGAGATAGCCCGGTTAACTGCCCATCGCTATTTGTTGCTAAATTGTAATTAAATTTTCCAAAAGATTCGGGGCTTAAGACCATCTTACTAATGGCGGAAGAAAGACCATTACCAGGATTAAGGATATGAATGCCAGTTATCTCCCTATAGTGATCCATCAGTAGCTGCCCAGAGTTATTGGAAAACAAGCAATCTACAATCGGCCAATAATCATTTCCATTTTTAAATGCATAGACAAATGATCCATATCTCGTATTATATCCAAAACTTCTTACCGGGGTAAAAATAGCCCTTCTTGTAAGGGTCTTTTTCCTGTCTTGCTGTCCCGATGATGGATTAAATCTTAATGGCACTACTACGGATGATAAAGTTGATTTATTTCTGTAATCTAAAAGATTAGTGTTATAACCGAGTTTTCCGGGGCTAGCGACTGAGACTTCTTGACTTGAGAAAGCGGCGATATAATCTGTCTTTATACTTACTCCAGTAAATTTTATATAATTTGGATCTTGAACATCTTTATATCTAATATTAGGCGCATAATTTTTCAATCCCTGTGCATCTGGCTGTTCTTGAAATACAGTTTTATTAAAACTATAGTCTTTAGGCGGTCCCAGTGAGAACGTATCGTATTCATGACCAAAAGCGACATTTAAAAGGCCGTCTGCATTATAGGATCCAGATAAAGTTAGAGCTTTTCCTCCAGTTGGATGACAATCAAATTGGGAATTATCAGCAGAAAAATATGCAGTTAAATTACTTAAATTTTTAGATGAAGGCTCCATCGCATCTCCAAATTTTGGAATGAATGTATTGCCTAAATTATCAATTAGGCTAAGGCCATGATAAACTTGACGATAATGTCCAGTTGTTCCAGTAGCCCACAGGGTAGCTAACTCACCATCTTCTGTATCCGCTTTCGAGACATCAAAACCAGTTAAATAATTTATACCAGTAGATTGACTCTTGAGTTTTAAACGATAAGTAATAATAGAACTTGTGCCAGATTTTAGAGTTAGCTCCCTAGTAACCCTAGCGAAAGCTGCTTTCCCACTCGGATCGCTTCCACTAGAAGGAGAGACCATAAACTCTTTAAACGTAACATCTTCTCCAGCTACAGCATTTACTCCAGTAGGAATTGTCCAACCTCTGAAATAAGTGGGACCATCTGGTTCTACATGAACTCCGCAGGCATTTTCAGCGTAATTAATTGGACCAAGATATCCTAAACTTTGATCAGGCAAAGAAAAGCCATTGAAAACGTTAATCGTCTTAAGCGTAACAGGAGGATTTCCAAGAGCTAAACCAGTCGTGGTAATTGAATTGGGTAAACTAGAAGCCCCAATCGTAAGAAATCTAAAGCATTCTGGAAAATAATAGGTCAAAGGATACATCATGCCAGAATATGTAATGAAATTAGAAAAATAATCAGTGGAGTCGATTAGTTTGCCCTTACCATCGAATGTATCCATCTTAAATGAACCCTCTAAGCCGTATTCTGTATTAGCCTTCATATTTAAGTAATTTTACACTTTATTTTAGATTCTTAGTCTTATTATTCAAAACTATCAAGGGCCATAAGACCCAGTTGAGAAAATTAAACTTAAATTTCCATAATCAATTTGACTCATCAATGCGCCCCCATTATACTTTCCAGTGTTTAATTCAAACTGTAGGCTAGAGTTGGCTTTATTAACGTATTTTACAAAAGCCTCTAGAGTTAGAGCGCCTGAAGGTGAGTCTTCTATGACGCCAGAAAAAACTGGATTAAAATTTAAATCCAAATTATAGGCGTTTGAGACCCCTGAGTCAAAACTAAGAGCTAAGCCCAAAAAGACACTCCCCGTCTCTAATGGAAAATGAATTAAAGAGTTAGAGATAGATAAGGATAAATTCCCAGTATCAAAACACTCTTTAGTAATTTTGTTTCTTAAGAAGCTAAGGCCTATAAAGCCAGTTTCTTTGGGCACTAGTTTAACATCGAATAAACCATTTAAATCTAAAGAGTTGAGAGCTAATTCAGTAGCTGCCCTTTTTTGGTATGAATTTAAAGATACAGAAAGAGAACCTTTCTCAATTTCCTTGGGGATATAGACGTTGTCTTTATTTTCCCCCCCTATGTATCTAAGAGAATCATCAAATTCCGATGGAGAGACCGTCCTTCCAGCGCCACTTAATTCTTGCAGGAAATTATAAGGGACGCCCATAGAAAGTTTAAGCCTCGCTTGCTAATAGTATTGAAGCTAAGAAAGTGTCTGTTTGGTGTTTGGCTGCAATTTCAAGGACCCTGCTAATTCTTTCGTTATTGCGGTCGATGGGGTTTTCTACGTATTCAGCTACTTTACTTAGCCAATCGTTTTTCTCCTCATTTAATATAACTGTTTTGGCAATATCTTCAGCTATCGAAGCCTGAGCTTCGTTTAGTTTTTTAATTTTAAACTTCTTCTTTAGAGAGGCAATAACTTCATCTTCCACCTTCTGAAACCGCATCATATTCTCTCTAACTTTTACGGAGCTAAAAGAAGCCCCGATAGGGGAGATTTTCTTGGTTTGTTGCTTTATCTTGTTCGAACCAGAGGGTCTTCCCGCAGCCTCTTCTGCTACTTTTGGTCCGCCAATCAACGGAACATATAGGCCTTCGTCTTTTAGAGCGGCAAAATCTTTCTGGGACAGAAGTGAAGACTCTTTATCGGGAAGTCTGCCTGTCTCAATAGCAATTAAACCTTCCTCAGCAGTTAGAACACCAAGCTCAATTAAGCGAGTATATATTCTTCTCGAATTTGTATCGTCTTTCAGGCTGAAGTCTTCGTAGAAAGGAATGGGGAAATTTTTAAAACCTAAAGACTTGGCTACCTTTTTAATTTCAGGAAGTAAGAACCCATTAACGAAGGCCTCTCGACCTTGGCGTAATCTTCCCAAAAATACTTCGACTTTGCTTTCTTGGTTAGCAAATTTTTCTCCTCCAACGAGGATATTGTTAAGGCCCATATTAATGTCGCGGTCGATAACTTCATATTTTCTAGGGTCAAGTAGCTCGGAAATTTTAGGAACTACAAATTCAGCCTTAGTGGTGTAATCAGCGATAAGAACTCTTCCGACAGACTCATTCTTGAATAGCTCCTGCATAGCCGCAAGATTTTTCTGATTTATTCCACCTTTATCCGGTTCCGCACCCATAGTAATTAGCAAGATGGCCTGCTGCATAGTCCGGCTAACAGCCATATCCATCTTTTTAAGCTCATATTTGTAATTTATATCTTCTAGAACTGGAAATCCCATCGGAACAGCAAAGGGCTCGTAGTCTTGCTTCTTGTAAAAAATAGCTACAATTTTATCCTTCTCCAAAGGGAGCAAAACTACCGAGTTGATCTTCTTCTTAATTTGCTCTTGAACTTCTGGCGGAAGACTATTAAAAACCTCAAGGTCCTCGTCGCTTCTGGGATTTCTTAGGGTATCTAATTCATAATCGGACAACACCTTAGAATAATTTCCATAGGCAAAGCTTATCCTGTTTACCAACTGGATGTCGGCAGGGTTGAGAATCGTATACCTAGAAGGTATCATGTTCTTTTTAAGCGCCACTTTTTCCAAAGAGCTCTTATCCGTTTCGAGAACTTGAGTTTGAACTTTTTCTTTGCTGAAAATTTGAGTGATCTTCGATATCTCTGAAGTAGAAAGTTCAGATTCAAACTTGTAGATGAAAACGTTTCCAGACCGATAGTATTCTCTGTAAAATTTATCCTGTAAATCCCAAAGGTTTATTTTGTTAAATAAGGCGTCGAAAAACTCTCTTGATTTTGCATTTCCACCACGGTAGTAGATGTTGCTCACTGAAAACTCGGTCATTAAATCGATTACATTTCTGAAGACTGAAAAATTATAGTAAGCCTTCTGACAAAGCATTACTGCGTCTCTGATCTCTAAAGAACTCTTATCGCTATACGAACTAGAGTATTTAAATGGAATCATTCCATCTTCAATATTCTTATAACGGTCAGTTCTTTCTATTGAACCAGCTCTATTTCTTCTTGTCGTTGGCGAAGCCGTAGCTGAAGCCATTAAAGGGATCGTTTCCTGCAACTTACTTGTCTTCTTTGGTGTCTTGGCTTTGCTCATAAGCTATTATATATGGTAACTGGTGGAATAAGTAGCAATATAAACTGGATATCCATCTTTATTGGGGAACCTTGTAAATGTAGTAAATAACGATCTTCCTTGAGTCGTCGGGAAGAAGGGCGATTGATTATTAGGCCAATGAATACCAGTACCCCAAACAATTGGATTATCGCTTACGTCTCCTGGGTTTACTCCAGAATTCGTAATTCTTAAAGTAGTAACTAATCCTGTTTCAAATCCTACAGGTAAAAATTCAATCTGAACGTCATTACCAGTAATCTTACAATCCCAAGAGTCATAAATATCGAAGTCAAAATAATTTGTAGTCTCAGATCCAAGCATAACTCCATATGAAGAATCGCTCGGATTTACGTGCTTTATATTAAATTTAATAACGCCAGACGGACCTTGAATGCCAGTCGCACCGCTCGGGCCCACGGGGAATTGCAGGGGAGCTAAAGAGTGAAGACTTGTGTCACCAGATCCAGAAAGCCAAAATACGACATTAGAATAACCACCATTCACTCCGATTCCAGAACCAGAAGCAGAAACAATCGTTCTCCCAGTAGGCCCAATAGGACCTATCGGTCCACCAGTGGGGATTGGGATAGTATTAGTATAAGTGCCATTAGTTAAGGTAAAAAATATTCCAGAGCCATTAACACTAGTGGACGATGCAACGTATGGGCCTGCTTGTCCTTGCGCTCCAGTTGGTCCAGCTGGCAATGTAATTGATGGAGTTATTTGAGCCGTAGTGCTTAATACGAAGTTTACCTGATTGCCGTTTTGAATTAAGGTAGAAACATAAGGTCCAGTTGCGCCACTAGGACCAACGGGCAAACTAATAACGTTTGTCTGGCTATATGATGTATCTCCAGACCCAGACAAAAGGAATATTACCCCAGAAGTCCCACCGTTTGTTCCAACTCCAGTTCCTGAAGCTTGTACTATAGCTCTTCCAGATGGCCCAGATAAACCAATAAGTCCAGTAGCTCCACCAGTTGGAATAGAAATAGTATTAGTAGTATTTCCATTAGATAAAGAGAAGTACATTCCAGTACCGCCAACATTACTCGCCCCAGTCACATGAACTCCCGAAAGTCCCGTTGCTCCAGAAGGTCCAACCGCAGAAACAATATCTAAATTAACATCAATCAAAATATTAGTATTAAAAATACCGCTAAATATAGGATTACCTGCGGAGAGAGAACAAAGAGCAGAATTACATCCATAAGGACTTTCTACGTTAACCTTTATAAGGCCAGCTAGGTTATCGTAAACCACCACTCTTCCGTTCCAATAAGTTCCAGTATTCTCTGCAACAAATAATAGTTTTTGATTTACTCCGTAAGCTAAATTTTTAAAGTTATCGTGAGTAAATTCCAACTCATCATTCAATGTAAAACTCATCGCAGATGGAAAAGTTATTTCTGCGCTACTGTTTTTTCTAACGGAAAGCCCCGCGCTATTAGAATAGACAGATGTTTTATAAGTATCTCCTTTTGGACCTATTGGGCCAGTCAAACCAGTCGCGCCAGTCGCGCCACTTGGTCCAGGAGCGCCAGTAGGGAGAGGGATAGGATTAGTCTGTGTCCCTCCAGAAATCAAAAATATATAAGAATTTACTCCAGAACCAGAAGCTAAACTAACGCCAGTAATAGGGTTACCTTGCGGTCCTTGCGCTCCAGTTGGTCCCGCAATACCTTGAGGTCCAGTAGAACCGGTTGGGCCTTGCGGACCAGCAGGGGAAGTATCAAAGAAATTAACAGTTCCTAAAACATAATGTTGATCTAGTAAAGACTCTGCGTCTCCAGCCTCGACAAGCTCAAATCCATATTTTAATTTAGATGTCGTATCGTATCTTACCGCTCCACGAAGACCATCTAAGTCATACTCACTATTAATAAATACCTGGCCCAGAGATACGATTTGGTTCTCTATTCCTGGAATATATCTTCCGGTTGTAGTCCCAGAAGTAAAGAAGCACAATCTCAAAAGCCCTGGAACATCACCAGTTGATACTAGTAGGTTGGTGTCTGTCGGCTCTCCGTCTATAACTACGTTTGTAGTATTTAATCCAGCGTAAGAAAAGTCATAAGTAAAACCTCTTATGAGATTAAGAGCAGGACTATAACCGCTGGCCTGTAATTGATCTATGTAAGCCCTAGGGGGAGAGCTGTGTCCCGTATGAAATCCGGTGGCATCAAGGAATACATAACTAAAACCTCCTACTGGGCCAATAGATCCAGAGATACCGTTGGCTCCAGTTGGTAAAGTAATTAACGATCCAGTCGTTGCATTGCTAAATAAGAATCTTAAAAATCGATCTCCACCATAAAGACCTGAACCAGAGATCAAAGTCCCGGTTATATGTACCCCAGTTGCTCCAGATGGTCCAGTCGGCAAACTAATTGGGGCCGTATATGAGAAAGCCGCATCATTAGCTCCAGATAAAGAGAAATATATTCCAGTAAATCCACCATTTGCTCCTACCCCAGTGCCTATGGCGCTAATGATAGCTCTTCCAGAAGCTCCGGTTGGACCGATAGCGCCAGTAGCGCCACTAGGACCTACAATCCCAACGCCTAAATCTCCCGTTACGGAAACGTCGTTTAATCTTAAGTCTCCACTTACCACGCTTAATACAGCGTCATTAAAATAAACTCCGCCAGTAGTATAAACGTAATCGAAGGGAAGAGCGAGCGAACCTAGAGACTTATCACCGCTAGTAGCTGGTAAGAAATCGCCACTAAATTTTAACTGGTCGGATATGACTTGTAAGCCTCGCCCAGAAAGAGCACTATAAATAAAACCAGACACTTCTGGTTTATCCAACTGTTTAATTCTGATGAAATTGTCTGGCATAGCCTTTTACCTTTTCTTTATTACACTAATAAATCATTGTTGGACTAAAACCTTCTTCAGTTTTTTCTGGAGATTTCATTATGTCAAAATAACACCTAACTAACCAATTGCTCAGCACGAGGGTCGTGTAATTATCTTTTCTAGCCCTATTGGGGGAGCTTGACCTTTTTAAATGCTGCGGGAGCTCAAACCCCTGATTACCCCTCGCTGTAGTGGTGAATTTAACTAGCGCGCACTGTTTCTTGGTCTGGTAGATTAAATTATCCTGCTCTTCTAGGATGTCTATAAAGCTCCAATCCTTCTTCGACTCCGGAAGAAGCAGCTCTAACGGCACTTTGATTGCCGAGGACTCATTGAAAAATCCCTCATTGCCGCAAGTACTTGATCCGAACCATACTCTCTTGTAATCGATATCTCCTTGCAATTTTTCATTAGACCTTCTGATAAACTCAGATTCGAAGACTTGGGGAAAGGCTATACATCTACTTTCCTGATTATACTTCGCGCGCGCATTACGCAATTGAAGCTCGTAATCCATTCCTTCGGCAATAGAATTAAAATCAAATGTCTTAATCTTATCTGTTTCTTTCTTTATAAACTCCGAATTATTGTAAGTGTCAATAAAGGTGTCAGAACCAGCATTATCCAAGATAATCATTACTATGTTAAAGTTCGTTAATAGGTAATGGAAATACTTCACATGATTACTTAAGCTTCCAAGTCCAGCATAACAATTAACTAGTATGCCCTGCTTGTTTTCTTCGTCCAATTCCATAACAGACATGGCAAAATAGTCAGCAGAGGGACTTTCATTCATGTTAGGATCAATAGCTAGGATATACTTCTTACCTGCCGTGCCTTTTACGAGAGTGTGCGGTCGTTCGTCTTTCAAGGTGCACTCCTCCATCTTCTTAAAGCTGTAGTAGCTATCACTACCGTCAGTAAATTGAGCGCAATACTCTCTTAAGAATGAGGAATTAGAGCTGCCACCATTTTGAGCCTCTTCGATAATAGTTTTATCTATCATGTCTGGCGGAGCAGCTTCATAACCCATCTGAGAGACGGAGTATCTAGCTTCTGACTCGTTCTCGTCGGAGGCTCTTGCGGTCCATTCCTGATAAGTTCTATAAAGATTCTCGAATGTATAACTTGCCGAAGAAAGAGCCACCATCTTTGAGTTATTCTCGAAAACCATCCTATCAGACTCGTCCATGTTGCCTTCTTTTATCAGCTTATCTTCGATTTCTCTAACCTGCATTCTTTCTTTAATGTTTTGAGGAGCAACCAAGAACGGCATTAATACATTCTTAATAATATCTTCAGGTAAAAGGAGAAACTCGTCCAGAACAAGAACATTAGCGCGAAAACCTCTAATCTTCTCACCATTTAAAGGAATCGCTTTAATTGAGCCGCCGTTGATATCCCAAGTGAACTCATCGCCTCTTTTGGATTTCGCACCGAAGCACTGGAAAAGCAACTCTGCCCCTTTTGACTCGCTAAATTTCTCTATAGTATTAAAAATGTTTCTAGCTGTTCTAAAAGTAGGCCCGGCAATCAAAACCTTCGTGCCTGGCTCAAAAATACATTGCAAGAAACAAAATACAGAGGCCGAGAACGTTTTAGAAAGCCCACGACCCCAAACTAACATCGAAAAATTCCCCTGCATCATCCCTTTTATGGCGATCTCTTGATATGGGGCGAGTTTTATCCCAGAAATAAGCTCCGTAGTCAGCCCGATATTGGCCTTTAGAAACCTAGCTAATGTTATCTTAGCTTCTTTATCTAAAAGGGTGCCTTTTAGATGGGAAAGCTCTTCGTTTACGTTGACCACCTTGCGTTTATACTTGTCGGGGCAAATCCACATTATAATCTCTCCGTATCATAAGCAAATTGCAGATCAATTTTCTTATATGCACATCCGCAAGTAAAAATTATTTCTGCAACTCTTGATGCTTCCTGTCTACCTTTGACAAATAAAAACTGCACCGAGGGATATTTTTGAATTATATTCCTAACATTATGAAAAATGTATTCTGGGGTTACTCTGGTGTTTTTTTGATAAACATTTGGTAGGTGATTGAAGTTTAGACAATTGCTTAGAGACTCCTCAACCAAAACGATGAGGTTCGCTTCGTTTTCAACCGAACGGTCGACCTCTCTTAGGAATCTTTCGTAGCCGCCGCTAAAGGTGCCTATGAAATCAGAAATAGATTTTCTTTCTATGTAGCAATTACAAGTTGCATCTTTATCACTGAAAGCATAATCTCCAAACTTCAATCCTTTTACCTCAGTTGGTCTTTTAAAGACTAAAGGTTTCTGTTCTCTGCTATCAACGTATATTTTATAAGAGTCGTCATAAACGAAGCCAGATATAATGTCTGAAAAGTTATCATACTTATTCTTAAAACCCAGTCGCTCGCATAGATCATAGTAATCATCGAAGATTTCGTTGTAGGTGGAAATCGGGGGCATGACTAAAGATCTTAATTCGACTTGGGAAGGGGTGTAAGTTAGCTCCTTCTTCTCTTTTCTCTTGATTAAGATGCTATAAATGTAATCACGAACTACTTCTTTGATATTGGACTTTACCCACATCCTCAATGTCTCTCTGGAATTAAAATCAGTATTAAGGTATTGTTCTTTGTGTCTAAAATTAATTATCTTTCCATCATACATGTCGTAACGAGGAAAGTATTGCTGGTAATACTCTATGATTCGCAGCTTGTGCGCTTTAACATGCTTATGGAGGTTTGCTTCTGACTCAAACTCCTCCGAGCAGACTTTGCAAATATTACTCATGTAAGATCTGGTCTTCGGATAGGCCAACGATCTTGCATTTAATTTCGTCAATTGTCATTAGCCTATCTATCTCTTCTTTGACGGCGGCTTTTCTTGTTTCAGCCAACTTAATCATCTTCTTCCGAGTCTCTTCTTCTTTCCAAAGATAAACTAAATTTAATATACTCGCGTTTTCTTTAATATTCTTACTTAAACGGTCACTACGTTTAACTTTCAGGTCATTCAATAGCTTCTGCTGCCGAGTAACGCATTGATTATATTCGTTTCTAGCGCTATTAGAAGCTTCGATTAATGTCATCGGGATTTTCCCATCGGATTCAATTTGAGCGTCGATCTGCATTTGTATCATCTGAATAGTCTGCTGGATATTAGATGAGATAACTACTTCTGTGCAAAGAATTATGTACTGATCCACTTCTTCTTGCGTTAGATCGGATTTATCGTAGCAATATCTTATAAAAGAGCTTTCAAAAAGATCTCTATCTCCCTGAGAGGAGTAGGAGTTGATTTGATGTAGGAATCTATAAGTGTGCAAGTAAGAAATTAACGAGGTCATCTCTTTTCTCTGCTGCGGGGTTACCTTATCTTTATCTATGCCATCAAGAACATACTTATTTATTCTGGCTAGGATTCTGTCTGGCGTCTTGGGCGGCCGATACTCTCCATCGGGGACTTCTTCAGTGGTGGAATAAACCACTATATTAGAGAGTGTCTTTATATAGTCATTAACAATCCGCGCTTCAATATTTAAATTAGTAAGAGTCTCATTCTTAAAAAGTGTCCTAGCTAACTCTACTGAACTCATCGTAGAAACATTTTTTAGAACAAACTCTTTCTGCTCATCACTCAAATCAACACGTTCTTTAGCTTGGTATTCGTTTGTTGCTCTCGCTTTTAGATTACGTTCAGCTAAGAAGGCTCGGATTGTCCTGCCGTAAACGCTCCGGCCGTCTTTCATTTCTTCCGAAACGTCAGGAAAAATAATACCAGTCAATTCTTTAATACCCGGAATCTTAGAGCTGTCTGGATTGTTCCATAGCTCCAAAATTCTCCGCGATTGCTCGTCCGTTAAAGCGATTTTATCCATATTAAAAGATATCTATCTTTCCATCCGCTATAGCCTTCTTAATCTTCTTAATAATATTTTTTTTGATATTCTGGATTTGTTTGTAGCCCGGTTTTCTATTCTTTTCTCCAGTAGTGAAGCCCATTTTTCTAGCAACGCTCTCTTCCGTGTTCCTTTCTAAGTAAAACAATTTGTAAAATTCGTGTTCGGTGGGTTTTAAAAATAAATGGATTTTTTCATTGAGACTTTGTATATTCTTCTCTAATCCGTAAGACTCATCTTCTTGATTGACTATAATATTTTGATTTTCATCCGTAGACTGGCAACGCTTTAGGTTAAATGCTGCCTTTTTAGTCTTTTCCCATTTTGCATAAAGGGGACAGGTGCTGCACTGGTCTACGTAGATAGCGCACTTATCATTAGATTCTGCCGCTCCGCATTTGTTGCAAGGTTTAGTGTAATTACCGTAATTATTCCTAACTAGATTCTTTAATTGATTAGAGATTACAGTATTAATCCACGGCTCGATTTTCTTTTTGGGATTATATAGACTCCACTTCTTGAAAATGTGGATTTTTATGATTTGAGTGATGTCATCAAAATCAATACCAGAGAACTTGGAGAGAAGCCATTTATTGCGCCGCTTCTTTATCTCCGTATCTATTAGACCTAGATAGTCTTCATATTTAAGATTGTTTTTCAGATGGATTTATTACGCTCCTCAATGATACGCCGTCTTGTTTTTCAAAAGGCACTTGGATTTCAAAATCAATCTGTTTAGCGCGCTTTGCTAACGCTAAATTTATAACGCCATCTTCGTCAGCTTCAATTTCGTTTGCTGCAATCGACTGCGAAGCGACGCCAAATGAAGAACCACACGAGGAACAGAATTTAGCACCAATGGCGGTAGAAGGTGTGCCACATTTTGAACAATAGTGTTTATCCATAATAAATTATATCAATAGGCAGCCAGTTTTATAATAAAACGAGCATGAACCATTCTGTTTCTGTTGTAAATTTTAACATTCTCTCAAATGAAGAGAAGATAGATCTCTTTCAGAAAAACCAAGACTTACTAATTAAGCATAAGCCAGAAAGTGAATTTGTAATTAGGAATATTAAGAATATAAAAAGCAAAGTAGTCCAGTATTACTTTGACATAATTAAGAATTATAAAGGTAAGGTAGCAATTCATCCAGATTTCGTTTTATTCTTCCATATTATGCAGATAAATGACTTCCATGACGCTTCAGAATACGCAACGAAAAGAGCAGCCGGAGATTTCTCTGAAGATGGCAACTGCCTATTCGTAGAGTATATCGTAGGCAAAGCTAGCTTGGAAAATCTAAAGAGTCTAGAGGATTATTTTAAAGATAAAAACGTGAAGGTAATATCTTATGTCAAACACGAGAACATAAAAGTCGTGGAGTTTGACAAGTATAAAAAAGAGATACTAAAAGCTAGGTTTTGAGGGTTTTAAGCTTCTTAGTTAGGAATTTCACTAGTTCAGATCTCATTACATCGTCCTCGTTAAATTCGAAAGTAGCAATACCGTTATTTTTACTGTCTTCGTCTGAGAAAAGATTGAAAAGCTTATCAAATCCACCTTGCTTGCCATAAGGAAGGTCAGCTTGGTCTGGATCAGCTAGAACAAAACACTTCGAGAACTTGCCGATGCGAGTTAGGATTGTAACAATTTCTTTTAGTGACGAATTTTGCGCTTCATCTACAATAATAGCCTTAGTATTCCAGTTAAGGCCGCGACAGAAATTTATAGGAAAAGTAATTACCCGCTCTTCTTTCATGATCTTATCCACTTCGCATCTAGGAAGCAGCTCATCCAGCTTGTCCATAAAAGGAAGATTGTAAAAGGCCATTTTTTCCTCAGCGCTGCCAGGCAAAAAGCCGATACTCGCGTCGGAAGACTCCACAGCCGAACGAATGTAAGTAATATCAGACACTTTTTTCTCTGATAGCAATTTTAGCGCGCAATATGTAGATAAAACAGTCTTAGAACAACCAGCAGGACCTTTAACCATTATCAATTTTATATTTTTATCAGCAGCCAGCTCGATAAATGACTTTTGTTTTTCAGTCCATTCCAAATCCTTGATAGTCAATCCATCTCTAAGCTTGTCCCTTTGATACACAAACGGAGAGGTGTCCTTCTTCGGTTTGTCTTTCTTAGAATTGTTTTTGTTAGACATATTTTCTTATTATAAGACGCCGAGTGTATAATGAATATGGAATCTTATTTGAGCCGAAACTTAGAGAGGTTATCTCAATTATAAAATGCGGCAAAGATATTAATATTCCATAGGGATGATGGTTTAGTTAATTTGTGTCTCTATTCTACAAGGCATAAATCAAAAGCAATTTTAGGATTCATAGGCTCCCCGTAATTTTTTGACTTAAAGATGGTTAAGGAATGCAAAAAGTATTGGTTTTTAGAAAAATGCCCCGGTTGTTCTCCCGGAGCAGTAATGATTAAAAGGAAGGTTTTATAGAATGGGAGAGATAGATGTTAAGCCCCCGCCGCCTGATTTTTTTTTTTAGAAAAACTTTTTTTTTCAAAAATGGGGGAGCATACCACGTCCAGACCCGCTTGTCAACAAATATATTTTCACGAAAGCAAAAAAAAGGCTCGCCTTTCGGCGAGCCCCCGTGCTACGCTCCCGCTCAGAGCCATTCCACTTTCAGAATTCTCTTGATTCCTTCCTCCCTTGTGCTAAAGGAGGCGGGTCCGCCCTTGTCCGGGCAAAATCCCGTAATCCACAGATTCCCGTCTTTAGTCAGGCGAATCGTCGCGTTCAACAGCGTCCGCTTGCCGCGCAAGTCTTCGCCGTCCGCTCCGACGGAGTGAAGGCCGGAAATGGAATGCTCCGGCTTGTAAATTGCCGAGATGTTCAACTTGCGGCCGATGTTAGCGAACAGGGTTGCGATTGTCATAATTTTAACGAGTCACCGAGTTTCCGAGTTGAGCGAGTGACCTTCGAACCAGCGTCACTTTCAACACCTACATAATGCCAGAGCGTGCGAAGAATACAAGACTTATTTTCGGAAATCTTTTGCCTCGCGCCTAGCACACGCCGATGCGAAACGCGAGACAATTCTCAGAAATCTTTTGCCTAGAATTGTTAGGTGAGCCTAACATTGTTAGGTGAGCCAAGGGGGACCCCTACACAAGTCTCTGACTTAGGTGAGGCTAACATTGTTAGGTGAGCCTAACATTCTTAGGTGAGCCAAGGGGGACCCCCGCGCAAGTCTCTGACACTTGTGTGGGGGTACCCCCCCCACCCCCCCACTACTTTATTAACGAAAATCCCAAAAAACTTTGGGTTATTGAGGATGTCAAGAAAAAAATTTCACGAATACCTCTTGCTTCTCTTTTGGTTTATGCTATCCTGTTCCCCTATGAAAGACGA